AGGCAACCTGCGACGCAGCACTTGGGGATGCGCGCTGCGGGGTCAATCTCGAGGATGCCACCTTAAAGGGTACAGGCGCGGTCATCGATCTCCTGCGCGACCGGGCCTTCACTTCCTCAGGGCTCGGCGGCTTCTCCTCCGGCTGGTTCACCTTCGGCACGGTCGAATGGACCGCCGGGGCCAACATGGGGAGGCTTGCCGAGATCATCGCGCATGACGTGACCGACGGCATCGCGGTGCTGACACTGCTCGAAGCGCCCGTCCGCTCTATCGCGGGCGGTGATGCTTTCGCGATCCGCGCAGGCTGCGACAAGCGCCTGGAGACCTGCGGCGCGAAGTTCGCCAATACCGCCAACTTTCGTGGCTTCCCGCACATCCCCGGCCAGGATGCGGTTCTCCGCTATGCCACCAAGGATGGTGGGCATGAGGGGGCGGTGCTGTGATGCAAGCTCTAGCGTCAGCCGATCCCGTCCGCGTCATTGCCATCGCCCGCTCCTGGCTCGGCACGCCGTATCACGACCAAGCCAGTCTCCGGGGCGTCGGCTGCGATTGCCTTGGGCTGGCGCGCGGGGTCTGGCGCGAAGTCGTCGGCCCCGAACCGTTCCCGATCCCTCCTTACAACCGGGATTGGGGCGAAACCGGCCCGCGCGAGGTTCTTGCGGATGGTGCACGCCGGATGATGCCGGAGATCGCACCATCGGAAGCGGGTCCCGGTGCGTTGGTCCTGTTCCGCATGACCCCGCGCGCCATCGCGAAGCATGTCGGGATCCTTACCGGACCCGACAGCTTCCTCCACGCCTATGAGCGCCTCGGCGTGATCGAGGAACCGCTCACCCCGTCCTGGCGACGACGTATTGCCTTCGCCTTCCTGTTCCCACAATGCTGAGATTCCCACATGGCCACACTCGTTCTCGGTGCCGCAGGTGCCGCCATTGGCGGCAGCATTGGCGGCGCGATCCTTGGCGTCAGCGCGGCTACGATTGGTGGTTTTATCGGGTCCACCATCGGATCGGTCGTCGACAGCTGGATCATCTCGTCGCTCGCACCGACGCAGCGGATCGAAGGCGCGCGGCTGGACAGTCTGCGCATCACCTCGGCCACGGAAGGTGCGGTGATCCCACGCCTCTACGGCCGCATGCGGATCGGTGGCAATATCGTCTGGGCGACCGATTTCCGCGAGGAGACGAAGACCACCACGCAGGGCGGTGGCAAGGGAGGTGGCGGGGGCGGCAAGGTCAAGACCACCGAGTATCTGTACTACGCAAGCTTCGCCGTGGCCTTGTGCGAGGGGCCGATCACCGGGATTGGCCGCATGTGGGCTGACGGCAAGATGCTCGATACCGCCGGGGTCAACTGGCGCTGGTATCCGGGCGATGAGAGCCAGACGGCTGATCCGTTCATTATAGCCAAGATAGGCGCGGTCAACACGCCAGCCTATCGCGGCACCGCCTATGTCATTTTCGAGGACCTGCCGCTCGGGAATTACGGCAATCGCATCCCGCAGATGAGTTTCGAGGTGTTCCGCCCGCTTGCCGATCCCGATACGGCTGAGGGCCTCACGCAGGCGGTGACCATGATCCCGGCCTCAGGTGAGTTCGCCTATGCCACGCAGGGCATCCGGAAAGGCAGCGGCAGGTCTCAGACGCCCGAAAACCTCAACGCGCTGACCGACACTGCCGACATGGTGGTGGCGCTCGACCGACTGCAGGCGATGGCGCCGAAGGTCGAAAGCGTCAGCCTCGTCGTTGCCTGGTTCGGCGACGATCTGCGGGCGGGCAATTGCAAGGTGCGGCCCGGCGTCGAGGTCTCCGCCAAGACCACCACGCCGTCGGCTTGGTCTGTGAATGGTGTCAGCCGCGCCAATGCCTTTCTGGTCAGCCGCGACGATCAGGATCGCCCTGTTTATGGCGGCACGCCCGCCGATTTCGCGGTTGTGCAGGCGATCCAGGAGATGAAGGCGCGCGGTCTGCGCGTCACCTTTTATCCGTTCATCCTGATGGATGTGCCGCCCGGCAACAGCCTGCCGAACCCGTATTCGGACAACGCCGCCGAGACGGGACAGCCAGCCTTTCCATGGCGGGGCCGGATTACCTGTTCCCCGGCCGCAGGTTTCGCCGGAACCGTGGACAAGGCTGCCACGGCTGCCACGCAGGTCGCGGCGCTGTTCGGCGCGGCGACGACGGGCAGTTTCAGCGTCTCTGGTGAGAGCGTCAGCTGGACCGGCGCGGCCGATGACTGGGGCCTGCGCCGGATGGTGCTGCATTACGCCCATCTCTGCGCGGCGGCAGGCGGGGTCGATGCCTTCCTGATCGGCACAGAGATGCCTGGGCTGACCACGATCCGCTCGGGCGCGTCCACATATCCGGCTGTGCAGGCGTATCGGGATCTTCTCGCCGATGTCCGATCGATCCTCGGGTCGGGTGTGAGCCTCGGCTATGCGGCCGACTGGTCGGAGTATTTCGGGCACCAGCCGGGCGACGGCAGCGGCGATGTGTTCTTCCACCTCGATCCGCTCTGGGCCGATCCGGAGATCGATTTCATCGGCATCGACAATTACATGCCGCTGTCTGACTGGCGCGACGGGTTCGAGCATGCGGATGCGGCCGAGGGCTGGCCTGCGATCTACGACCGCGCCTATTTGCAGGGGAACATCGCAGGCGGCGAAGGCTTCGACTGGTTCTACGCCAGCGCCGCCGACCGGTCGTCGCAGACACGCACGTCCATCACCGACGGCGCCGCCAGCAAGCCATGGGTCTTCCGTTACAAGGATCTGCATGCTTGGTGGGCGAACCCGCATTACAACCGCCCCGGTGGGGTGGAAAGCGCGACGCCGACGGCATGGGTGCCGCAGTCGAAGCCGGTCTGGTTCACCGAACTTGGCTGCCCGGCAATTGACCGCGGCACCAACCAGCCAAACGTCTTCTTCGACCCGAAGTCGTCCGAAAGCTTCACGCCGCATTTCTCGCGGGGCTGGCGCGACGATGCCATCCAGCGGGCCTATCTCGAGGCGACATATCTCTGGTGGGGTGAGGCCGCGAATAACCCGGTGTCGTCCGTCTATGGCGGCCGGATGGTCCACGTCCCGGAATGCGCCGCCTGGACCTGGGACGCGCGGCCATATCCGTTTTTCCCGGCGCTGACCGACGTTTGGACCGACGGCGCGAATTGGCGGCTGGGACACTGGCTGACCGGGCGGCTTGGGGCCGTATCCCTGGCCGCGCTGGTCCGGCATCTCTGCGTGCGTGCGGGAATGCCCGAGGCCCGGATCGACGTCACCGGTCTCTGGGGTGCCGTCGAAGGCTATGCCATTGGTGCGCTGGAAAGCCCGCGTGCCTCCATCACCACGCTGTCGCGGCACTTTGGCTTCGACGCTGTCGAGTCCGAGGGCATGATCCGTTTCGTCATGCGCGGGCGGGCGGCCGTGGCCAGCGTGACGCACGACGATCTGGTGGCGGCTCGCGAGGGCGACGTGCTGGAACTGACCCGCGCGCAGGAGACGGAACTGCCGCAGTCGCTCAAATGGCAGGTAGCGCGTGCTGACGAGGATTACGACGCCGCCCTTGTTGAGGCGCGACGCATTACCGTGGACACCACCCGGATCGCCTCGGAGAGTTTTCCCATGGCGGTCCCGCCCGAGGAAGCCGAGCGCCGCTGTCGCCGCGCGTTGATGGAAGCCTGGACCGGGCGGGAGACAGCGGCGTTTCGCTTGCCACCCTCGCGACTGGCGCTCGATCCGGCTGATGTGGTCACGCTGGCCCATGACGGGCGACAGGTCCCGCTGCGGCTTGTCTCCATCGCAGATGCGGAGGCACGTGGGATCGAAGCTGTCCGTCAGGACCGCGAGGCCCACGATCTGCCACCCGGATCGCCCCGACCGTCGTCCCTGTCGAAAGCAGTCGTGTTCGGCGCACCCGAGGCCGTTCTGCTGGACCTGCCGCAATTGACCGAGGATCAGCCTGCTCATCGCCCGTTCGCCGTGGCTCATGCCGTTCCCTGGCCGGGGGAGATGGCGGTGTTTCGCAGCCCGTCGACGGATGGGTTCGAGTTTCTGACCACCTTTGGCGGCCGTGCCCGGATCGGCGCGTTGGTCTCGGATTTCTATTCTGGTCCCACATCACGGTTCGATTTCGGCAATGCGTTGGTCGTCGATCTGGCCAGCGGCACGCTGGAAAGTGTCACGGACCTGACGCTGTTCGGCGGGGGTGAGCGTGCGAACGCGCTAGCCATCGAGAGCGCGCCCGGCACTTGGGAGATCGTGCAGGCAGGCGTGGCAGAACTGATCGCGCCCGGCCGCTATAGCCTGACGCGCCTGTTGCGCGGCCAGCGCGGCACGGAAGCTGCCATGGCCAACCCGGCACCAGCGGGCGCGCGGGTCGTGGTGCTGGACGCTGCGCTGGCGTCATTGCCGATCGCCCAGGCCGATCTCGGCCTGCCGTGGAACTGGCGCATCGGCCCAGCCAGCCGCCCGGTCAGCGACGAGACCTATGTGGCACAGGCCTTCACGCCCGCGGACGTCGGGCTGCGGCCGTTCTCGGTCGCCCATGTAGAGCAGCCATGGCGCACGCCGCGCACGCCTGGCGATCTGACGATCCGCTGGACACGTCGGTCCCGCGCGCTCGCAGCTGACAGCTGGGGCGCGGTCGAGGTGCCGCTCAACGAGGAGACTGAGGCCTACGAGGTCGAGATCCTCGATGGCGGGACGGTGAAGCGGGTACTGACCGCCTCCACGACCAGTGCAATCTACGCGGCCGCTGAGCAAACGGCCGATTGGGGTGCGCTTCTGGAGCCCGGCGACACGCTCGACATCCGCATTTACCAGCTCTCCGCCCTGATCGGGCGGGGAACACCCAAATTCATAACGCTGAGTTTCTAAACGCGCGCACTACGTTCTGGTCCGAAATGGCATCGCGGCGTAGGCTCAACCCATGACACCTGACGATGAACAGCGGATTGCAGCACAGCTTGCCAGACTGATGGCCGTGATCTGCGTGCGCAACAGTCGTCTCGAGGATCTGCACGCGGGTCGGGTTCCGGTTTCGCGAACAGGCGATGGCAGCGACATCGT